GCCGTCTGGACCAATATCTTCGAAGCCTTCTAAATCTAGATCTACGTGACACTCAAGAAGAGTATACATAGGAATTTGTTTTCCAGATTTTTTAGTGCCTTCTAATTCTTTTTCTTTTTTAGAAACTTCATCATTAACAGTGACACCTGGAGGATTTAATTCGACATCAGAATAAAACCCAGCCACTTGTTGTTTTCTTAAATCGTTCTCTGACATCTTAAGAACGTGAATGATTGCTTCTGCTTCTTGTAAACTGTTTGCTGTGTAAGGTACGATTAGATCATCTGCTGGCACAAATTTAGAAACTGCTCTGCCTAATAGATCATCATAGTAAACTTTTTTAAATGTGGATCCTGCAAGTGGTAGATGAAATAACATGGAGTCAAACTCTGGTTCATACTCTTTCATCTGATCCATGATTAAATAATTCATGAAATCTTTTACTCTGTGTGCTTGCTGGTCTTTTGCTGGTGTTTTAATTCCAAGCACTTGTGTTCTTACTGGACCGTCACTTGGTAATAGCTCTTTGTATGCTGTGGCTTGAAACTGTGTAACAGCTTCTGCCAACACAGGGTGCGTGGCACCTGAAGCTCCTTGAAACGGCTCCGTTCTATTTTCATATTTAAATCCTAATAGGTCAAGACCATCTGTGTAAGATTTTTCCCAATCTTTTCTAGACATCTTGTAATCAATATAATTATTTTTTAATTCTGATCCGAGTGGATTTAAAACATCATCAGGTAAAATATCCGCAAGATTATCAAAATGAGATTCTGTGCCAGGTATGTTTACAGCGCCTGGTTCAAAGTTGATAGTTGCACCTCCGTCTTCTTCGGGTGTAACTTCAACAGGTTGTTGTATTTTAACTTCCTCCTTTACCTCGACATCTTCGCCCGGAACTTTAATCTCAGTACGAGTGTTAGGAAGTCCTTTATCTATGTCTGCCATTTAAACTCCTATAGTTTCTTAACATTATTTTTTAAAAAAGCCAAGCCTCCTGAATCAGGATTCATGGACGTAATTTGTGGACCTTTATCAATACCTCCAGATAATCCTGCAATACCACCGCCAGCCATACCTAATTTAAAATCTGCAAATCTATTTGTAGGTGTGTTAACTCCACCCGTAATCGGTTGTCCACCAAATATGCCTTGTGTGCCAAACAGCCTTTCTCTATTTGCTAGATTTTTTTCACCCTCTGTAAATATTAAATCAAGAACTGCTTTGTTATAATCTTTATTTGTCTGTCTACTAAAATCAAACAAATTTCTTTTTGTGTACTCTGGTGCTCCACCTAATTCATCTTTTGCTCTTTGTAGTTGAGTATCTGTTACAGCTATATCAGCTATATCATCCATAGTAAGCATTGGAGGTGCTATACCTTTTTCTTTTTTCTCTGGAACAAATAGTTGTTCAAAGTCATCCACTTCAGCAGATCTTGCATTTTGTATGGCTTTAGCAAATGCACTATTTGAACTAGCAATATCTTGTGCCTCCGCCTCTTTTACGGTTGCAAAAGCCCTGACCGCCTCTGGCACATACTTATCTTTTACATTTTGTTCTTTTAATTTAATAATTTGTTCGTCTAACTCTTGTTGTTTTAACGCATCAACATTTCCAGTGTAACCAAAATCACTTTGATCTAATACAGCTTGGTTAGTTTCTAAATTACTTTTTGCAGTGTTTAATTGTTCTATAGATTTTTTATAATCCTGCGCTTTCATGATTATGTCTGCGGTTTCTTTACCAACAGTTCTTTCAAACTTTAATCTGTCCGCTTCTTTAGTTTGATTGCCTGGTCTTAAATAATCTGTTGCTCTTAAGAAAGCCTCGTTAAAGGTATCTCCCATACCCATACGAACTAAAGATTCACCTGTTACAAAAATAGCTTCTGGTATCACACCAAACTTTAAAATGCCTCTACCAAGTTTATACGCTCTGTTTAAAAAAGTTGCTGCGTTTCTTCTTTGAGCAGGCGATAAATCATTAATTTTATTTTCATTAATTACTCTAGCACCATCTCTTGCACACACGTCTAAAGATTGTGGAGTGCCTCCTTCAAAAAATTTACCCTGACATTGAGGTAGTGTGCTTATTGTGGCTAATAATTTTTTAGTTGTTTGTTCATCAGCGCCTATGCCCTTGACTGCTGTCTCCATAATTGATTTAGTTGAGGCTGCGCTTCCAAATTTTTTACCACCAAACTCATATTTAATTCCACCATATTGATTAGAAATTTCATCAATCTTTCCTATTAAGACATTATCTGCTGCTTTTATTTTTTCAACATCCCCTTTGGCTGCAGCTACCGCTTTAGAATATCTACTTTCAGCAGCGCCTAGTTGTTGATTAGCAATTCTACTTACAAGCTGTGTTGAATAAGGATCATTGCCTACACCTCCTCTAAAGTGATGAACTTGAGAGGGGCCATATTGAGGAGTGTTTCTTTGTATATAATTTTCGCTCGGTATTCTTCCATTATTGTTTGCTTTATATTTATTTATAATACTGTTTCTTGCCACGATGTTTCCAAAATTAGTCCCCTCCACACCGTCTAGAGTAAAAGGTGTTTTAAATAATTCTCTCTGTCTTTGATAAGCGCTAGTAGAACGAGCGAAATGACCTGCTCCAAAAGCATTATCCACTTGAGCTTGTAAATTACCAAAACGATCTGTTGGATCCCATTTAAAAGTCACAGATCCTTTTGGTGTTGCTGTATCTGTAAATTCTATCTGTTTCCAAGCAGGAACACCATTCTTGTCTTTTATAAACCAGTTTACTTTTCCATCTTTGTTTCTTGGAAAGTTTTTTGAAAATCTTAAATCTTTACCATTAAAAGTTCCTGATATTTTAATTCTATCATTTTTCTTTGCAGACTCATAAAAATTTTTCCATAGATCACCTGCAGTAGATTTTTGAACGCCATGCATACTGCCTTTTGTTTTCATAGAATTTTCAGCAGCAACTATAGTGCTCGCTTTCCTTTGAATAGCTCTTTTTCTTTCTTCAGGATCTTTTATTAAATTTAATCTATCTAAATCAGCTTTATTAAATGCTCTAACAATAGCTTTAGCCTCGTTAACACTTCTACCTTGACCAGGACCACCTTTAAGAATATCGGGTCTAAGTTGTTTTTCAATTTTTAAAGATCTTTGTATTCCTCTAACACGAGAACCGTTCCACTCTTTACCTTGAACAGTTGTTTTGTCATAAACGGTTGTTAATTTTTTTGCAAACTCATCATCTGTTAAATTTATATTCTCATCTAATAATCTTAATTTTTCAAACTCTGCATTACTTAAAATTTTAGGATAAAATTTTTTCATAGTAATCTCATGAACTTTTTTTAATTTTTCTATATTATCCTCCGTGGCAGGTAACTGAACATAGTTTGCTATTTTTTTACCTCCCTTGGTTCTTCTGTAAGTTACGTAATAACTCTTTCCATCTTTTGTCAAAGTTAAACCAGGAAAATTTTCAAATTCTTTCATTAAGGCTTTTGCTTCTGGCGCAGTATATCTTACACCTTCAGTGGCTACGTTTCCCTTTTCAAAAGCTACAGGTTGTAATTTATTTTTTGGTCGCGTAAGGTACGCCATCATCTGATTATATTTTGAGACTTCCATTATTCTCCCATCATGTAGGCAAGACCGCCGCCTGATTTTTTCATTCTAACTTCTTCTAAAATTTCATCTATAGATTCTAAACCATCGTCAAAATCTTCAAAATCACCTTCCATATTTGTAGGTCTAGCAGTTGTCTCTTCGTATTGTGCTGGAACTTTTACAGGCTTTCCATCTTTACCCATTATAGTTTCCGGTGGTTTAAATTCTATAAGCTCTTTACTTTTAATTCCTTCGTATACTTCGTCTCCCGCCACAGCCATTCCTGTATTTGTCTTTTCAATTTCAATAGCGCCCGAAGATAGATCTTCAGTCATTTCATAATCTTTGTATTTAGTAACAACCTGTCTTTCTTGTGTGGCTGCCATCGGTGTAATATCATCACCAAGTAATTTTATTTTTTCTACAAGTTTTGGAAAGTATGCAGGCACTCCACTTGATTTTGCAACCTCTGCAGTCTTTGCAACTTTAGCTGCAGGTTTTAAAAATTTACCTACAAAAGGTATTGAAGCAAGTCCACCTAATAGTTTTAAGAATGTTCTACGAGTCATACCACCTTCTTTAAAACCTATTCTGCCACCCATAGCTTTTTTATCTGGGTCTTTCATCTTCTCTTCTAATCTTTTTGCAGCAGCTTTGTTTTCTTTCATTATATTTTTTATATTTTCTTCATCAGTAAGTTTAGGATCAATCATAGATTTTCTCTCAATAGTTTCTTTAGTTGTTTTAGGTGCTACACCCTTTTTAACATCTCCTGATTTTAATAATTGTTCTATGCCTTCTTTCTTACCGCCTTGAATAACTTTAGGTTCAAAACCTCTAAAAGCTTCTGATGTTGTTTTAAAACCTTTGCCTAATAATTTTTTCTGATCATCAGGATTTAAAGGTATGTTGTTGTTTAATTTAAATTGAATAGTGTCTAACGCTTCTGCAGCGTCTGAAAATTCTTTGGCTTGGTTTATTTCAGCTTGTTCTATTCTGTTTACAAGAAATCCTAAGTCGTCTGCGTTCTTAACTTCTTTACCAATGTTTGTAACATTATATCCTGCACCTCTAAGTTTTTCGAACATCTGTAACATTTCGTTCGTAATTTCTTTTTCAGTAGGTAGAGAAGTGATACCACTTTTGCTTGGCTTTACTAATTTTCTACGAATGTATTCGTATGCTAGATCTGCAAATTTTTTAGTTTTATCTATTGCCATTAATAGTACGTCCTAGGTTTAGGGTCTTTTTTCTCTTCGATATAATCTTCAGGGTGTTGGATCAATCCGCCCTGCCTGAAGCGCATGATCGCTTGTGTTGTAGAGTCCACAAGGTCGTCGTGATCACCGTTAGGAAATGCTGCGCATTCTTCGACCACCTCCTCTGCAAATTTCTGATCTGGCGCCCATATCATTCCAGACTCGAAAAGAGGTGCAACGGCGTTTACCCTTGCATGTTTATCATTTCCCTTGCTGGGTGTAAAGTTAATAACTGGTATGTTCATCTGCCTAAGCTCGTAGGTTAGTGGTAGTCCTGATGCCTTTGACTCTATGATAACAGATTCAGGTTTCCAATAATCGTATTGCTGTAGAGCCACACGTCTAAGTTCTGGAAACTCGTATCTGCCTTTAATAGCGTCTAATAATATTAGATTAGCTGCACTATCCTCATCTGGGTAAAATACACCCCACGTGGTTATGGCTGAATAGTCGGCAGTTTCTTTTTTAAGAAACGCTGTATCGTAAGATTGTATGACGTGTTGTAGAGGTGGGATAGTATCTCCATCATAAACTCTCCACCATTCACGTTTAATGATAGCTCCTTCTTCTGATGTTGGTGATTGCATCCACTGTGCATTCCATTTGCCCACGGGCAATGAAGCTTTGACCTTTTCTAATTC